TTCCAGCACTGCAGGCACCAGCGGCTATTCCAGCACTGCAGGCACCAGCGGCAATTACAGCACTGCAGGCACCAGCGGCGATTACAGCACTGCAGGCACCAGCGGCTATTACAGCACTGCAGGCACCAGCGGCTATTCCAGCACTGCAGGCACCAGCGGCTATTCCAGCACTGCAGGCACCAGCGGCAATTCCAGCACTGCAGGCACCAGCGGCTATTACAGCACTGCAGGCACCAGCGGCTATTACAGCACGGCAGCAGCAACTGGTCCTTATTGCAGAGCAAAAGCAGAGGGAAACAACAGCATTGCTGTCGCAAATGGGTACAAAAGCAAAGTCAAGGGCTCCGTTGGGTGCTATTTGGTTCTGACCGAGTACGACGATGACGGAAATTTTCTTTGCGCAGACCTAAAATTTGTAGACGGAATCTCAATCAAAGCAGATACATGGTATATGCTCAAAGATGGACTGGCTGTTGAATCAGAGTGACGGAGGCTCCACATGGACAGGATCACAATGAAAGGCGTTGCAGAGTGTTGCGAGATGTTCCGGGCAAACCTTGTTCCGATGAGCCCGAGCAAGTTCTGGAATAATGTTGCACACGGCGAGTATGACGGGTGGGTAGTCCCCCGGGAAGATACCAAACGGCGGCAGGTAACAATCTACATCGACGGTTTTATCGATTATATGCACCGGCGCGGATGCAAGATCGTCCGCCCGTATGAGAACTACAAGGAGGAAATGGAAATATGAAGATTAAATCCCGCGTCTGGTACTGGCTGGCCGCTGCCAGCGGTGCCGCAAGTATGCTGTACGGCATGGGCATCGAGGGTAGCGCACAGACGGGCAGCACCATCTCGGACGGACAGTTTGCCACGGCCCTGTGCCTGGTGCTGGCAGCGGTGATATTCCTGCGGCTGGGCTTTGCCGCCCAGGATCGTGAGCAGAACGCCCGCCGCTATGGCCGCGTTGACCGCACCCACGCCCGCACCGAGGAGCCGGACTACCGGCAGAACCGGAGGGGCGCATGAGCATGATTGTATATGCTTACGCCTACCGTAAGAACCCTCGGGGCTGCGATATCAGGCAGTTCACAGACCCGCTCACGCCGGACGAATACCCCGGGGAGCCCGCCAGCGTTAAGGCCCAGCACTGGGCAGACGAGAACATCCGGCACTACGAGATGATTCAGGTGCGGGACGCTCTGGGAAACCTGCTGTACGCAAGATAATGCGTTTTGGATTACATAAACCACAAGATATAGGAGAAATCAGCATGAAAACCAAAATTCTGAAAGTCAAGATCACCTTCCTGGAGCCGGTGCTGGGCACTTGGCCCTCCAACCAGAACGTCGCCCGGGATTTCATTGCCAGCAAGAGCCCGGATGCTGCCACGATCGAGGACGAGGTGGCCGCTCTGGGCGCGGATGCCGTGGCAGATAAGGGCATGACCGTCTTTCCCCGCAACGAGAACGGAGAGCCGGTGCTCTACGACTACCAGATCAAGGGATTTTTCAAGGATTCCTGCGGCATGCTGGCCCGCGTGGGCGGCAAGACAGAAACGGGCAAGAAGCGGGCCGTCAACGAGAGCGGCAAGCTCTCCGCCTACAAGAAGGTCATCGACGGCCTGATCTTCCCGCAGCCCCGCATGATCCCCATCAAGGTCAACGGCAAGATCGGAGACTGCCAGCGCCCCCTGCGTGCCCAGACGGCCCAGGGTGAGCGTGTGAGCCTGGCCAACTCCGAGGAGATCCCGGCAGGCAGCACCTGTGAGTTTGAAATCCTCCTCATGGACGAATCGCTCGAGAATGCGGTTCTGGAGTGGCTGGACTACGGCGTTCTGCGCGGCATCGGCCAGTGGAGAAACAGCGGCAAGGGCCGCTTCACCTTTGACATCATCGACTGAGCAACGGCATTGTGCTGACAAGTTTGCTCAGCAGGGGCACAGGTAGTCACTGCAGTGCAGCGCGGGGCAGAGGCAAGGCTCAGCTGGAAAGCGCAGCGCAACGGCGTAGATAGGCGTAGATCGCTTGGATCAGACTTGCCTCGATAAGCAAAGCAAAGGAAATGCAGGGCCTCGTGTCGAAAAGCGAAGGCAAGGCTGGGTGTTGTGCCGAAAAGCAAAGGCAAGGCTGGGCGTGGTGTGGGCGGCAAGGCATCGCAAGGGCGTTGAGCAGATACGCGCCGCTCTGCTATGCATAGCAAAGGCATAGATAAGCCAGGCTGACCTTGGCAATGCAAAGGCATGGATGCGCAAAGAAAAGCAAAGGCTTGGATGCGCGACGATTCGCTAAGGCATAGATACGAAGAGATGCGCAACGGCGTAGAGCAGATTCGCGCTGAAGAGCAAAGGCAAAGAAATGCAAATAGAAGCGGCGAAGCGCGTAGCAAAGGCAAAGCAAAGTATTCTTGAACGAAAGGAGATTTTACAGTGAGTAAAACAGAGCTGCTGTTCCGGGCCGTGGAAGCACTTTCCACCCCGGTGGCAAAGGCGGTGGCCCGTGGGCTGACCTTATGGATCGGATTCAACGTTCTGGTCGTGGTCTTTCTGGTCTGGCGGGCATGGAAAAACGGGAGGTGGCGCAAATGAGCATTTTATCCAGAAGAGCCCGCGTGAAAGAGCTCTCCAACAAAGCTGAGGGTATTTTCCAGTACGTTGGAACGGACAATGTCCTGTTCCGGCTTATCAGCACCGGGAACGAGCTGACAAGTGATGTGAACCATGCGATTGCGCTTTTTACGAATTTTGCCCGGTCAAATCAGCTCCCGGATACCGTGACGAGAAGTACGATTGATTCGATCTACCGGCGCGTCGGAAAGCTTCTTTGTCTGGTCGATATCATCCACGCTGCCGCTGGGGAACAAATCATGCCGGAGCCTTATGATTCCATAGACTTTTGTTACATGATGGAGTATCGAGAGATGCTCCATGAAGCAGTGATCAGAGGAATGCCGGACAATTACAAAGGCGTTTACCAGAACCCCTACAGGATCAAGCTGGCAAAGCCTGCAATCGCCTATGAGATCAACGGAAGGTTCGACCCGGACGAGTTTGACGACGGTGAATTTGCATCGTTCACGCAGGAAGAGGAGGCAAGAGACCGTAAGATCGTTTTCCACTGCACAAAATCCGAATTGGACGCAATCATGCGTTTCGCCAATGTTATTGAAGTAAAGTTTGTAGAGGAGGACATCCATCATGCCTGAAGAAATCATTAAAACACCCGCCGAGCAGATCGCGCCGGTTCCGCCGCAGGAAACCTCGATTGCCGTGCAGGCCGTCAACCCGGCCATGGATTCGTGGAAGCTCGCGTGCAGCATGGGGAAAGCCTATGCACAGCTTCCTGACGGTATGGTTCCCCAGAGCTACAAGGGAAACGTTGCCGCCTGCGCGGTCGCCTGCAACATGGCCACCCGAATGGGCATGGATCCGACGTTTGTGATGCAGAACCTTTACGTCATCCGTGGCAATCCTTCGTGGAGTGGCAAGAGCTGCAAGGCCATGATCGATAACAGCGGCCTGTTCGCAGGGCGCACGCACTACCGGATGGAAGGCGAAGAGGGAAAGGATACATGGGGGTGCCGCCTTGTTGGCATCGACAAAGTGACCGGCGAGAAGGTAGAAGGTCCCAAGGTGACCGTTGCAATGGCCAAAAAGAACGGATGGTGGGATAAAAACGGAAGTTTCTGGCCCTCCATGACAGAAATGATGCTGAAATATCGCGCCGCTGCTTATTTTGCCCGCGCTGAATGCCCGGAGGTCCTGATGGGCGCAAATATCGATTATGAGATTGGAGCTGGTGATAGCGCGGAAGATGGAGGATTGACGCATGCTTAACATCGTAGCATTGATGGGCCGCCTGACCCATACCCCGGAGCTGAAGACCACCCAGAACGGCACCAGCGTGTGCAGCTTCAGCATTGCGGTTGACCGTACATACACCCCGAAGGGCGAGGAGCGCAAGGCCGATTTCATCGATATTGTTGCCTGGCGGCAGACGGCAGAGTTTATCTGCAAGTACTTCCAGAAGGGCAGCATGATCGCCATTGACGGCAGTATCCAGACCCGCTCGTATCAGGACAAGCAGGGCAGCAACCGCACGAAAGTGGAGGTTCTGGCAAACAACGTCAGCTTTTGCGGCTCAAAGGCGGCAGACAAGCCCGCTGTGCGCGATTTCGACCAGCAGACGGAAAGTTATACTTCCGAAGCAAAAGCCTCTCACAGCGCCCCGCAGGCGGCGCAGAGCTTTTCACAGGGTTCCGCGGATGATTTCGCAGAGATCACAGACGACGGCGATCTCCCGTTCTGACCTCCCAGCTGTGCTATCTGGCTATACGGGCGTGTAAGGAAGGAGGTGCACCGTGGACGATGAAATCAGGCCGAAAGCGTTGATGATTCCATTCGACAAATTTGTGATTTTGGATATTCTTCCACCTGAGCAGTACAAAAATACCATCACCAAGATGCGGCGGTATGTGGAGCACGGAGAGGAACCGGATGGACTGGAACCTCTGGAGCAGATGGCTTTTGAAGCACTTCGACCGTTCATGGACGAGAATATTAAAACGTATCAACGTTCCGTTTTGTCCCATAGAGAATCCGGCAGTAAAGGCGGCAGACCCAAGAAAACCGAGAAAAACCAAATGGTTATTGCAGAAAACCGAGAGAAACCAAATGGTTTTCCGGAGAAACCGGCAGAAACCAAATGCACACCAAAGTACAAAGGTCAAAGTACAAAGTACAAAGTACAGTCGTCGTCTACTATCGTAGACTCCGACACGCGCGCGGATGCGCGAGACGACTTGACGACGACCATTGTTTTTGAAGAATTCCGGGGCCGTATCGGAAAGCTGAGCGAAACAGGCAAGAAAGAGCTGCCCGTTTACGTTGAGCGCCTGGGTGCTGACCTTGTGACAGAGATCATCCGCAAGTGCGAGGATTTGGGCGGCCACAGCTGGGCCTATGTCCGCAAGGCACTGGCGGAAGCTGCCCGGCAGGGCTGCACGTCTGTGGAAGAGTACCGCAAGACGAACCCCATTGGGGCGGGGCGTGACAAACTGGTCACGCGCCCCCCGGAAGATGCAGCAAAAGCCCCCGATTTCCTCAAAAACGCTGCAAATCGCAGGCCTTTGCGCAAGAAAGGAGAGGCGAAGAGTGCCTAAATATCATGTTGTTGTGCTGTGCAGCGGCCCGGTAGGAGACGCGGCCCTCACCTACCGTCTGACCGCCAGTAGCCAACAGGCCGCAGAATTTCACGCTTGCCAGATGGCGGGCGACCACTACCCGGAGTACCGGGACATCCATGTCAAGAGAACGGAGGTTTTGACACATGGCTGAGAAAAAGAAGATTATCCGGCTGGCCGATGTTGGCGAGCTGGAAAACATCTTGAAAAAAGACCTTGCAGAGGAAGAAGCGAAAGGAAAAGATGCTGACACCCTGTTCTGCGAAGATGTTGCAGGTGAGCTTACGGATCTCGAAAGCCTCTCCACCATTGACCCCGAAAGCCTGCGGCCTGTGTCTGAGTGGGAGCTGAACCCTCACCGATTTAGCTGCGAGCACTTCCGCTGCAAGTTGTGTCATCACATTTCCTGCCTTACGGATGCTTTTTGCGGCGGGTGCGGAGCTAAGATGAAAAATGCGGGCACAAAAGCTGAGGATTTGCCGTTACCGATAGATGAGTACGAGCAAAAGAAGGGGGAAACGGACAATGTGTGGACCGAAGTGCAATTATGATGAGAAACGCCTGATTGATGCAAATGCTTTGCACAAGCGCATTGAAATGAACCTTCGTGCCAGCAATCCGTTCACTATTGAAGAATGCTGCTATAAGGATGCCCTGAACAGCGTGGACGAGGCTCCAACCATTGACCCAGATGACCTGCGCGGCCATGCAAAGTGGGAGAAGCCCAAGGAACTGTTTTTCGTAATGATTGATGGTGATGGTCCGGACGATATGCACGAGGAACCGGCAATCCGCTGTAGCAACTGCGGCGGTATGGTTCCACAAAGCGACTTCGATAAGTGGGTCTGGAACTTCTGCCCGGTGTGCGGGTGCAAGATGGAGGATGCGACAAATGAGCAAACGGAAATATCTTGATGCTGAAACCCTGAAGCAGCATCTTTTCATGGAGGCCGCTCTGGGCTACATCAAGACATTGGAAGATGTAAACAGGGTTATTGACGCGCTTCCGGAAGCAGAACCCTGCCTGAACTGGCACCCGGCCAGCGAGATCCCGCTACTGCACCACGAGGTGGACGAGAATAAATGCGAGGGCACTATTGAGTGCGACGTGAGCGAACAGCTTCTCTTGTACACGGAAGAGGAGGGCTACAAGGTCGGTGTCTACATGAAGGACTGCTACGGATTTGATGGCTGGTTGAACCCTGACTATGGCGGCACCATCCACCATGTGGTGGAGTGGCAGTACCCGCAGAAACCATCAAGGGAGAGAAGCGCATGAAAGTGTTAATTGCCTGTGAGGAATCGCAGGAAGTTTGCAAGGCTTTCCGAGCACGAGGGCATGAGGCCTACTCCTGCGATATTCAGGAGCCGTCCGGCGGACATCCAGAGTGGCACATTCTGGGCGATGCGCTCAAGGCTCTGAGGGGTGGGCAAGTCGTGACGATGGACGGCGTAACGCATGACGTTGGCAAGTGGGACTTGCTCATTGCACACCCGCCCTGTACACACTTGGCTGTTTCTGGCGCGCGGTGGTTCACGGAGGGAAGGAAGCCTCTCAGCTTGCGATTTGAAGCAGCTGCGTTTTTTATGAAGTTTGCGGAAGCAGATATTCTGCGAATTGCCATTGAAAACCCGGTGTGTGTAATGTCTACGTTATACAGAAAGCCGGACCAGATTATCAATCCTTGGCAATTTGGGCACCCGGAGCAAAAAAGAACCTGCTTGTGGTTAAAAAATCTTCCCAGGCTAACCGAAACCGACAATGTATATAAAGACATGATGTCTCTTCCAGTTAAAGAAAGAACCAGGATATGGCAGCTTGGAAGTGGACATGCAAAAGAACGAAGTAAAACTTTTCCGGGCATTGCAAAAGCAATGGCAGAACAATGGGGGTGATTGTATGACACAGAAACAGTTTATCAAGCAGCTGATGAGCCGCGGCGTTTCGCATTCGGATGCCTGCGGGCTGGTGGCCTACATGAAAGAGCTTCGCCAGCTGATCGAAAAGCATGAGGACGTTGTGATGCTGGCGGATGCAAACACAATGCAGTTTGTCCCGGCAAAGGTCTACTCCTACGAGGAAACCTTCCAACGGATGCAGGAAGGGAGAGACATCTTTTGCTGAAAACCATGAAGCTCGTCCTTTACGGCGACCCCCGCACAAAGAAAAACTCTGCCCGCATCCTCAAGGCCCACGCAAACCGCCGCATTGTGGCCCCCAGCGAGGCTTTCATGCAGTATCAGGAAAAGTGCCTGTGGCAGATCAAGCGGCCTTACAACCCCATCACAGCCCGCGTGAATGTGCGGTGCGTGTACTACATGGCCACCCGGCGCAAGGTTGACCTTGCAAACCTCATAGAGGCGACCTGCGACATTCTGGTGAAGGCCAAGGTTCTGGCGGACGATAACAGCCAGATCGTGGCCGCCCACGATGGCAGCCGGGTGGATTACGACAAGAAAAACCCCAGAGCAGAAATCTGGATCGAGGAAATGGATGGATGATATGGACTTTCCAAACAAAAAGTACTCCGTCATATATGCAGACCCACCGTGGAGCTACCGCCAGCACGGAACCGGACCAAAAAGCCGAGGAAACGCAGAACAGCACTATCGCACAATGGATGTTGATAGAATCTGCGCGTTGCCGGTTCGTCAGCTTGCAGGGGGGGGCTGCGCCCTGTTCATGTGGGCCACGTTTCCAACCGTCCCGGATGCACTTCGGGTAATGGAAGCATGGGGATTTGCTTATAAAACCGCCGCCTTCGTTTGGATCAAGAAATATAAATCGGGCGGAAATTTTTACGGCATGGGAGCATACACTCGCGCAAATGCTGAGGTGTGCTTGCTGGGAGTAACGCCGGGATTCAAGGCTAAAGAAATGGTCAAAAGCCATTCGGTGCATCAGGTGATCGAATCGCCGATACAGGCACACAGCGTAAAGCCGGACGAAACAAGACACAGAACGTTGAATTGCTGGGAGATGTCCCTAGAATAGAACTTTTTGCCCGTCAACGTGTTCCTGGTTGGGATGCGTGGGGCGACGAAATCGAAGAAATGGAGGCAGATACATGATCCAAACCTGGACACCTGACACGAACAAGCCGGAACTGCCGGACTACCGCACCGTCAAGGCGTGGTTCCAGCAGTGCAGAGATCTGGCGGAGCAGGTCGAGGCCCAGAAGCAGAAGATCCAGCGCATCCGGGACACTGCTGAAAAGTGCACCCAGAGCATGAGCGGGATGCCGATGGGCGGTGGAGCCGGTGACAAGGTGGGATTTGCCGTGGAGAGAATCGACACAGAAGAACGGAACCTCAAGCAGATGGAGCTTGATCTCTGTGAACTGCGCATCGAAGCTGCCCGGCGGGCCTACTGCCTGAGTGGGTCTGCACGTGCTCGTAAACAAGCTGACTGCATCTATGATTATTACGTCCAGAACCTGTGCCAACGCAAAATCGCGGAGAGCGTTAGTTTTAAAAACGTCAATGCCGTTTCCGTCTATATCCGGGAGGGGATGGAGGCACTTGCTGAAATTTGGGAAAATATCCAAACTGACCAATAAAACGCACATTATTTTGACACTTGTTTTGTGCCGTTTGAATCGACATTTGTGCTAACTTCCTGTATCATGGCATAAGTGGAACCGCGCAAAGCGGTGCGCCGCTTCTCAGCAGCTTCCAAAGCGCGGCCCCGTACGGATTCTCCTTTCGTTCATGCCGCTTAACGCTTTTTCGCTTTGACACCGTGCTTTGCGGGCTGCTTCTATGCGAGAAATGGTGTCCAGACCGACCATGGAGGTTTAGGCGCAGTTCAAGTCTGCAATCTCGCACCGAACGCCGTAAAGTCTGTAACGCGGCGTGTGACGCATGGAATGATTCACCACCGGTGTGCGGGTGGGTGTGGAATTCCTGAAATCTTGCCCACGCCCTGAAACCTCCGCCCGTGAACAGCAGCACCGGAAATCCGAGCGGGCCAGCATGCCCCGCAGGATGTGCGTCAACTCAAGCAGCCCCGGCGGCGAACCGTGGGCTGTTTTTATTTGCTATATGGCCGCCTGAGCGCAATGTGGAGCGCGGTGCGTGTGTGTAGGCACGGCTGGTTCGATTCCAAGGGCGGCTTTTTATACTCCGGCAGCTCAAGTGGTAGAGCAGCGGTCTCCAAAACCGCAGGTTGCAGGTTCGAGCCCTGCCTGGAGTGCCAGACTTTGCATGACCGGGGGACGGCATGCAGAGAGTAGCGGGGCATCTGGCCGCAAAAGTTCCAGATGCAGCGGCAACGTCTTACTGTCCGGTAAAAGCAGATAACGGCGTTGCTGCTTATATGCCGTCATAGCTCAACTGGAAGAGCGCCGCCCATTTAAGGCGGGACAACGCTGGTGACACCACATGGCTTTTACAACCCGATACATCCGAGGCACTTAACTATGCCCCGGCGGGGGCCTGTGGGTGCCGGTTCAAATCCGGCTGACGGCTACCGTGATTTTTAGCTTGAAATAGCTTGAGATTTAGCTTGAGCAATTTCGGGCTTTTTATTTTGCACGGAAGGAGAATAACATGATTCAGAAAGAGCTGCTGAAATTACCGGTCGAAGATCTTGTTCCGTATGAGAACAACCCGCGCGTGATCTCCCCGGAAGCTGTGAACGCCTGCGCGGAAAGTATGCGGCAGTGTACCGCGCTTGACCCCATTGAGGTGGACGAGAACAACGTCATCCTCAGCGGACACACTCGCCGTCTTGCTCTGATGCAGCTCCATGTGGACATGGCCGACGTGGTGCGCTACACCGGTCTGACGGAAGAGCAGAAACAGAAATACCGTATCCTCGCAAACAAGACCGGTGAAATGTCTGGGTGGGATTTCGGAAAACTCGAACAGGAACTGGCAGAAGTGGACTTTGGTGACTTTGACTTTGATTTCGACCTTCCTGCAGATGCAAGCAAAGAGACGCAGGCCGACGAGGACGAGGCTCCCGAAGTTGATGAATCCAAACCTCCCAAGGCAAAGCTGGGGGATATCTGGAAATGCGGCAGGCATCGCGTTATGTGCGGGGACAGTACTAATGCAGAAAGCGTCAAAACCCTTATAGGGGGGGCGCAGGCTGATATGTTGCTTACGGATCCGCCTTACGGAGTGAGCTATGTCGGTAAAACAAGTGAAAATCTGCGAATTCAAAACGATTCGTTGGCCGAAGATGAATTCTTGGAGTTTCTGTCAAAAGCATTCGCTGCAGCTGATGCCGTGATGAGACCTGGTGCGGTGTTTTACATTTGGCACGCAGACAGCAAAGGACTTATTTTCCGACAGGCGTGCAAGCAGACAGGATGGGAGATTCGGGAGACGCTCATTTGGGTGAAGAACAGCATGGTGCTTGGACGGCAGGATTACCAGTGGAAGCATGAGCCTTGCCTGTATGGATGGAAAGATGGCGCAGGACATCTATGGACAAGCGACAGAAAACAGACAACGGTTCTTGATTTTGACAGACCGGTTAAGAGCGAATTGCATCCAACCATGAAACCGGTTGCACTTTTTGATTATCAAATCAAGAACAACACAGAAAACGGGAATATTGTCCTTGACCTGTTTGGAGGAAGCGGGACAACGTTGATCGCCTGCGAACAGAACGGAAGAACAGCTTATTTGATGGAGTATGATCCGAAGTACGTCGATGTCATTGTAAAGCGATGGGAAGACCTGACTGGAGAAAAGGCTGTTCTCGAAAAAGAGGTGAGCTAAGATTGGCCGCAAAGGTAAGTATGAGCAGTGGCTAGAGCCTGAAGGGCTGACGCTGCTTCGTGGCTGGGCAAGAGACGGCCTGACGCAGGAGCAGATAGCCCAGAATATGGGAATCCACCGTGATACCTTGAACGAGTGGAAAAGCCGATTTTCCGACATTTCCGACTCTTTAAAAATAGGGCGGGAAAATGCAGACTACATCGTAGAAAACGAGCTGTTTGAGAGCTGCAAAACGCGCACAGTGACTGTAAAAAAACCTATCAAGTTAAAAAAGGTCATGGTTGACGGAAAAAAGCGGCTTGAGGAAGAACGCGTAGAGTATGTGGAAGAGCAAGTAGTTGTTCCGGCAAACGTAACTGCGCAAATTTTCTATCTGAAAAAACGTCGGCCTGAAAAGTGGGCTGTCGTCGATGGCGGCAATAAAGGTGAATTCGGCCAGACCATTGAGGACGACCCCATCACCAAGAGCTTGAAGGAGGAGTTTAAGAAATGAGCTTCTCCCCAAAGCAAAAACAGATCCTGACCTTCCCGTATGAAAGAGACTACGATGCCCTGATCTGTGACGGTGCGGTACGTTCCGGCAAGACCTCCATCATGTCCCTGTCCTTTGTGCTCTGGATGATGGCAGAATTCAACCATTGCTCCTTTGCATTTTGCGGCAAGAGCGTGGGTGCGGTGGAACGAAACATTGTTCAGCCACTTCTGTCTGTCCGGTACTTGCAGCAGCAGTTCCAGATCACCTACAACCGCAGCGGCCACGTTCTTACGGTGCAGCGCGGCAGCAAGGTGAACATGGTGTACCTGTTCGGCGGCAAGGACGAAAGTTCTTACATGCTCATTCAGGGCATCACGCTGGCCGGGGTGCTTCTGGACGAGGTAGCGCTCATGCCCCGCAGCTTTGTGGAGCAGGCGCTGGCCCGATGCTCTGTCACCGGTGCCAAGTTCTGGTTCAACTGCAACCCGGAAAACCCTGAGCATTGGTTTCGCAAGGAGTGGATCTTACAGGCCAAAAAACACCGTGCGCTGCATCTGCACTTCTTGATGGACGATAACCCGTCACTGGATGAACGCACCCGGGAACGCTACCGCAGCATGTACAGCGGTGTGTTCTATGAACGCTACATTCTGGGCCGCTGGGTGATGGCCGAGGGCCTGATCTACGATATGATGGACACCACCGCCAACACCTACCGCCCGCAGGACGCACCGGTGGGATTCAAGAGCCTTTCCACCCGTACCATCACATGCGACTACGGAACTACCAACCCGACCGTCTACCTCGATGTATACGATGACGGCGAGAAAGTCCGGGTGCATCGGGAATACCGATGGGACAGCCGCCAAGAGCACAGGCAGAAAACAGATGAAGAGTATGCCGATGCCTTCATGGAGTTTATGGGGAAAGACCCCTGCGCCGCCATCGTTGACCCGGCGGCAGCGTCCTTTATCACAGCCTTGCGGCAGCGCGGAGTTTATGTGATGGAAGGAAACAACGACGTACTGAACGGCATTCGCAAGTGCAGCACGCTCCTTTCCCACCGCGATCTGCTGATCTCCACCGACTGCGAGGGGTTGCTGGATGAACTCGGCACATACCGGTGGGATGATAAAGCCGCCCTCATGGGTGTGGAAAAGCCCATCAAACAGCAGGATCACGGCCCGGATGCCCTGCGCTACTATATCAACTCACTGCCTGATTGGAGGTTTGAACGTGTCCAGACGTAACAAAAGCCGCCCCGCCGGGGGCATAGAGAAACCGATTACGGCCACGCTGGACGCATTTTCCAACCAGCTATTCTCGCTGGGGTACGGCTCACAAAGCCCGCTGGAAGCAACGGAATACCCGCTGACCCGGATGACGGACAATTACGCCCTGCTGAACAGCCTGTACCGCAGCAACTGGGTGGTGCAGAACGTGGTGGGCCTGATGGTAGACGATATGCTCCGCGAATGGTACGACCTCAAAAGCACCACACCGGAGCAAGGAAAGGCGATTCAGGCCGTGGAGCGTTCCACCCGGCTCCGGGACCGTGTGAGCACTGGCCTGAAATGGGGCCGCCTGTATGGCGGTGCCGCCGGGCTTATCCTCATTGACGGGCAGGAGGACCTTTCCCGCCCGCTGGATGCCGAGGCTATTCTTCCCGGCAGCTTCCGTGGATTGTACATCCTCGACCGTTGGCAGGGAATCAGCCCGGATGCAGGTCTCACCTTTGAGGGCGGAGAGCTTGTCCCGGAGTATTACAGCATCAACGATGCCGCCGGGCACACTGCCGCCCGTGTCCATCACTCCCGCCTTGTGCGGTTCGTGGGTCGGGAGCTTCCCGATCTGGAACGGCAGGCGGAGCTTTACTGGGGCGAGTCCGAGGTGGAAGCGCTCTATAATGACGTGGTGGCTCACGACAACGTGAGCGCCAACATGGCCGCGCTAACCTTCCAAGCCAACATCAACACGATGGAGGTAAAGGGGCTGGAGCAGCTACTCTCCATGTCCAGCCCGGATGTGCAGCGGCGTTTCTGGAACACCATGCAGGCCCAGAAAGTCCTACGCTCCAATTTCGGGATGCAGCTGGTGGAGCAGGGAAACAAGATCAGCAACACCCAGTACACCTTTACAGGCCTGTCCGACGTGTACGAGAGCATGTGCCTGAACCTGTGCGGTGCGTCCCACTACCCCATGACCAAGCTGTTTGGCCGTTCCCCGGCGGGCATGAACGCCACCGGCGAAAGCGACCTGAAAAACTACTACGACTACGTGGACACCCTGCGGGAAAGCAAACTGCGGCCCATTCTGGACAAGCTGCTTCCTGTAGTGGCCCGAAGCGCAGGCATTGAGCAGCTCGACCTTGATGTAACGTTCCCGCCGCTGTGGACACCCACTGCCAGCGAGACGGCGACGATCGCCAAGGAAAAGACCGATGTCATCATTGCGGCGTTTCAGGCAGGGCTTCTGGATGCAGATGTGGCAATGCGCGAGCTCAAGAAACTAGAGGACGAGACCGGCCTGTTCGGCTCCCTGACCGACGAACTGATCGCCGCAAAGCAGGGCCAGACCTATCAGGACGTGACCGCCATGCGCGACCCGCTGGCGGGGCTGCTGGATGAAAAGACGCAGGAAGACACCGAGGAGGGCGAATAATACATGCCTACCCTTGCACGTGCATCCCCTGAGCGGGAGCTGCAACGCCTGATCCGGCTTTATCTCAAAGCTGAGACCGATATCATCAACGAGATTGGCCGTCTGCGCAGCCGGGGCCTTGTGGACTATCACGCCGTGGCCGCGCTGGAACGGGTGCAGGAGATTCTCCGAAAGCTGGAAACGGATGAATGGGAGTATGTGCCCCGCATGGTCGAGGCGCAGTTTTACGTTCATCACCCGGAGGCCCGGACGATTCCCGGCGAGACCGTGGAAAAGCACCTGCGCGGCTACACCAACGCCCAGAGCCTTACCAGCACCCAGACGGATATCGTGCAGAAGCTCACGATGAACCTCATGGGACAGCTGGTGGACGGGAACATGACGGTGCTTTCCACTCTGCAAAGTGCCCTTCTGGGACGGACTGATCCGGACGTTTACCGGCGTATCGGTCTGGAGCAGGTGGCGGCACAGCAGGCTGTGGGAAGGGGTGTGAACCAGAGCGTTCCCGCCTTTGTGGATGCTCTGCGCCGGGATGGCGTGACGGCGTTCACAGACAAGGCGGGACGGAATTGGAGCTTGCACACCTATGCAACGATGGTCTCCCGCACCACGTCTCGGCAGGCCGAAATCCTGTCTGTGGTGACGCAGGACGAGGGGCAGGACTTGTATCAAATCAGCTCCCACGGCACAACCTGTGCCCTCTGCGCTCCGTATGAGGGCCGGGTATACAGCAAGAGCGGTAAAGACCCGCACTTCCCTCCGCTTTCGGATGCGTTCGGCAAAGTAGACCCCGCCGGGCCAAATGACCTGACCAACAGCTGGTTGAACATCCACCCGAACTGCCTGCACGCCCTTCGTCCATGGACACCCGCCGGGCGGACGGAGAAAGAACTGGAACGGATCAGGCGTTTTTCTGACCCCACAACAAATCCTTACAGCCGAGACCCGCGCACCAAGGCACAGATCGAGGCCTACCGCAAAAAGGAGCAGGGACGCTCCAAGTGGCTGCGGGATTACCGCCAGTGGGAAAATTACCGCACGGCTCTGGGAGACAAGGTGCCAAAGACCTTTGAAACCTTCCAGCGGCACAAGCTGGCAGATGACGAAAAATATCACAAATGGATGAACGCATACAGAAGCGGAGGTGATGCCGATTGATTGCGTACTATGGAAGCAAACTGAGCCCTCACATGACGGAAACGCCGGAGGGCTTTTTAATTTGCCACGATGTCAAAATCGCCCGTACCGGCACGCAGAACTATCTGGCCCGGGAGATCGGGCTGGACGGGATGCCGGAGCGTGTTCTTCAGGTGACACGAAGCGCCGAGGACGTGTTTGACCCGGCGGCAATTGCCAGTTTTGAGGGCAAAGATGTCACCAACACCCATCCCTCGGAGATGATCGTGCAGGAAAATCAGGCCGCCTACTCCAAAGGCCACGCAGAGAATGTTCGCCGAGTGGGTGATTATCTGGTGGCTGACCTGTACCTGAAAGACCCCACACTGATCTCCGAGGTCAAGAACGGGGCCATGCGGGATGTGTCCTGCGGCTATTACTGCCAGTATGAGGCAGACGGCGCAGGATACCGGCAGACCCATATCAGAGGAAATCACATCGCCATCGTGCCCCGTGGGCGCGCTGGCCGTGATGTCGCAATAAAAGATAGCGCCGCCGAACTTCCGGCGGAGAAAGGCAAGGTAAAACACATGAGCAAGAGCAAGAGTTTGCTGTCTCTGTTCGGTCTGGCGGCAAAGAACGCGGCCCCCGAAGAGCTTGACAGCATGGTGGAGACCGCTGCCGCAGCGCTGGATGCAGCACCCGCCGTTCCGGCGCAGGATGCAGACCCCGCTGAAAACGCAGCGCCCGCTGACACCCAGAACACCGCGGTTCTGGACGCGCTGAACAACCTTTCCGGCAAACTGGATCAGCTGATTGCTGCCAACACCAAGAAGGCAGAGGACAAAGATCCGGAAGACCTGGACAAGGTGATTGCTGAAATGTCCGGCGAAAAGTCTGACAAGAAGGAAAAGGACGAGGACGAAAGCGGCTCCACCACTGTTCCTTCCGAGGACGAGTGCGCAAAGCCTGCCGCCAATGACAGCGGCCTGGCTCTGCTGAAAGCCATGCGCCCCATCATCAACGGCATTCAGGACAAGGCCACCCGTGATGCCCTGTCCAAGACCCTGATCGAGCAGGTCAAGGGCACCAGCTCCGTGGATGCCATCGCAAAGGCTGCGCAGGACAGCGCCGCCGCTGCCGCCAGCGCATCCGGTAAGAACCGGTATGAGCAGTTGTGCCAGGATTCCCAGTCCGCTTACAACGACCGCAATCCCCACATGAAGAAGGAGGGCTAAATTATGTCCCTGAATACTCAGATTATCGGCAAGACCATGCCCCACGGCTTTGCTGGCACTTATGCCCGTCAGCCGGATATGATCGTCAACACCCGCCCCGTTGGCGGCACCGAAAGCATTTCTTTTGGCACTGCCCTGAAGTATGACAACGGCAAGGTCATCGTGATGGGCGGCGCAGGCACTACCGCTGCACAGTTCGCAGGCATTGCGGGCAGCGAAGTCAAGAGCGCCCTGGTCTATCCTGACCAGAATGGCGGCAAATACGCCCCCGGCGAGGCCTGCAGCGTGTTCCAGCGCGGCAGCATCAACGTGCTGTGCCAGCGCGGGACCCCGGCTCTGGGCGGTGACGTTTACGTCCGCATTGCCAAGACCGCTGACTATGCCACCGCACTGGTCGGCGGCTTTGAGGCGGAAGCGGACGAAAAGACCGCCGGAAACTCCGTCAAACTCACCAACTGCCAGTGGGGCGGCGCGGCTGATGCCAACGGCGTGGCCGAGCTGGTCATCCTCACCCGTGCAAACGCCTGATAGGAGGGCTTAGACTATGGCAAACTTCCAGAACGTCGGCACCACCAATGCCGGTACTTTCACCGTAAACAACGCCGGTGCTGCGCTGCCCGGCGGCACTCCCACCATGGACGCGGCTGCCATCCAGAGCGGCAATGCGTTCCTCACCAGCGAGCTGGAAAAGCGTGACCCGCTGATCCGCAAGCCCCTCACCAGCGTCACCTATCCCCGTGATATCCCCATCGAGGTGGGCGGCGGCTGGGTGGATTACGTCTCTGCCATGTCCGTGGCCTACGGTATGGCAGGCGGTTCCGGCGCTTCTGCCGTCAACGGCGGCGGTTCCAACGGCATTCCTGTGGTGCAGGCCAGCGTGAGCAAGGGCGCATTCAAAGCCCACGTCTTTGCCGCCGCTCTGCGCGTCATGTTCGTGGATATGCAGCGCGCAAACTTCATTGGCCGCAGCCTTGACCAGATGCTGCAGGACGGCATCCGGATGGCTTATGACAAGCACATGGATCAGAACACCTACGTGGGTTTTGACGAGTACGCTACCACCGGCCTTGTCAACAATCCCGATGTCACCAAGACCACTGCCGCAACTTCCGGCACGGCTTCTTCCACCAAGTGGGCCGACAAGACCCCGAAGCAGATTCTCGGTGACATCAACAATGCCATCACTGCCGTGTGGGCTGCCAACGAGTACGACGAGGCAGGCATTCCCAACCACATCCTGATCCCCTACGAGCAGTACAGCTACATCACCACCACCATGGTGAGTGACCTGGGCACTGAGACCATCTACGACTTCCTGAAGAAGCACAATGTGGCCGCAAACCACGGCGTGGATCTGGAGATCGTTCCCACCCGCTGGGTCAAGGGCGCTGGTGCTTCCAACGGTGACCGCATGGTGGTGTACGTCAACAACCGCCGCTTTGTCAAGGCAGACGAGCTGGTGCCCCTGTCCCGCGTGATGAGCACCCCCAACGTCACCAATGTCTGCTACGACACCGCCTATATGGCAAACGCATCCGAGGTGCAGCTCATGTACCAGACCTCCATGCTGTACGTGGACGGCATCTGATCAGGAGGTGGCAGAAATGGCTTTCGTGCTTTCCAAAGCAAACATCATCCTGCCCAGCGCAGACGGCTCTCAGACCTTTCCGCTCCACCGGGAGCAGCTGGTCGAAGTGCCGGGCTGGGCGGCAGAGACAGCCTATTTCAAGGCGCTGGTGGCCGATGGCGACATCGTGCCCACGAACCGCAGTGACAAGGCTGTACAGGATGCCGCAGACAAGCCCGTCCGCAAGAAAAAGACTGCGGACTGGGACAAGCCTGCCGAACCGCAGGAGCCTGCTGACCCGAAGGAAGACTGAGGAGGCTGCCCATGTGCTGGACGATGAAACCGCAGTTTCAGGGCATTCTTGCACAGGCCGCAAATCTGGGGCAGAGTGTGGGCAATTACACCGCAGAGCAGTTCAAGGCGGAATACCCGCAGTTCTGTGACGCGGACGGCAATTGCCACCTGCCGGATGCGATGCTGGAAGAGATCGTGAAAATGGCAAACATCAGCATTCAGCCGGATAAATGGCTGGACAGCTGGCATTATGCCGTGGGTCTTTATGTGGCCCACTACGTCACTTTGCAGCTGCGCACCTATGCGGAGAGCACCGCCACCCCGGCGCAGGCGGCAGCGTCCGGCGCTCTGGTGGGTGTGGTGAAGTCTGCCACGCTGGGCGACAGCTCCGTGACCTACGACACCAGCGCCCTGACCGCAGGAACAGAGGACTGGGGCGACCTGAACGCCACCACCTACGGTCAGATGCTGGCAAACCGTGCCCGCTTTATCGGTGCGGCCGGAACTTTTGTGATGTGAGGTGCACCCATGAACTGGAATGACTGGTATACCGACCTGATGGAGATCAGGCGCACGGAAACCGTGAAGGACGGAAATCTGACCCGCAAGGAACGGAAGGTCGTCCGCTCCGGTGTTCCGTGCCGGGTGTACCGCAGCCAGGACAAGGCCCCGACGATGACCCAGACAGCAGCCAATGTCCAGAAAACGGACAAGCTGGCCTGTGATATTGATGTGGATATCAAGCCCTTGGATGAGCTAGTGATCCACAGGGGGGCACGGCTGGGGCACACCGTGCAGGAGACCCGGTATTTTGCCGGGGACCCTGACCTGTACTATGAGCCCTTCGGGGCAGTGCTGCCCGGGCTGGCCCATCAGGAGATCACGCTTCTCAGTCAGGAGCGTGCGAAATGAACCTGCAGGAATACATCAAGAAGCTGGAAGCGGCGCAGGCCGCTTTGCCCGAAATGCTCGCAGACGTTGCCCGCAATGCCACCCTCCGGGCTGTGGAAGCGGCGCAGGATAAGACCCCGCCCACAGCGGGCAGCCTGAGCGGCACAAACACCCGCACCGGCGAGCTGAAGCAGCGCTGGGCAACTGACAGCCGAACAGAGCCTTATGGACTTCTGGGCGGGGAACTTGTGACGAACCTGAGTAATAATGCAAATTATGCCTCCTACGTCAACGACGGCCACCGGATGGACAAGCACTTTGTGCCGGGTCTGCACGCAGACCAATATACCGGAATGCTGGAATACGACCCGGGCCTCCGGGGCGAGGTTGGCATGATGGTGGGCACGAAAACGACCTACGTTGAGGGCCTGCACATGTCCGACGCAGGGATTGAGGCATACAAGCACACCGTGAAAGTAGAGACAGAAAAAGCCGTGAACAAGCTGGGAGAGATGCTGAAATGAACTTCACCATTACAACGCTGGCCCGGTCTCTGGCAGAGTATCTGGCTCCCTTCCTGCCCGGCGTGCAGATGTTGGAAGACCCTGCACAGCAAGGCGTAGAGCCGCCCTGCATGTTTATCCAGCAGCGGGGCAGTGATATCAAGCCTTACCCCGGCGGGCGCTGGCTGCGCACCATCCGGCTCGACCTGACCTATCTGCTGGACTATAACCTCACAGACCTGCGCCAGCAGTACAACAAAGCCGCTGAGGCGCTCGATTTCTGCATGGAAACATTCCCTTATTCCGATGGAACAGAAGCGGAAAAGCTCCTGCACGCCTACGAGCGCAGCACGGATATCGACGATGACGGCCTGCATTACAAGTTTGAGCTGCGTGTTTTTGTGGAAAAGCCCGTGGACGCAGTGAAGATGCAGACCCAGACCGTAAACCAGAAGGTAGACCAATGAAACAGGATAATACCCAATACAGCCGAGAAGTGCTGCTGAAAGACCCGCGTTTTGCGGGGTATCAGCCGGATTTTCTGGCTGTTGTTTTACACAAACCGTTTTACACCATCGCAGAGGCTGAGGCCGCTGTGAAAGAATTTTGGAAGGAGTAATACCCTATGGCAGCAGGCGGAACCTGGACCGTACAGAACAAGGTGCGGCCCGGCATTTACTTCAAATTTCGCTCCAAGAACCAGCAGAATCTGACCGTTGGCGACCGCGGCAAGGTCACGATCTGCGAACCCATGAGCTGGGGTCCCGTTGGCAAGGTGATGGAGATCGCCGCCGGAGATGACCTGACCCCTTATACCGGTTACGACATCACAGACGCACACAATCGCTTTGCATCCATGATCTTCAGCGGCTCCAACCGCACCGCAGCACCCACCAAGTTGCTGCTTTACCGTCCGGCCGCTGCGGACAGCGCAAAGGCCACCGGCACTATCGCCCCGCTGACGGCTACCGCAAAATTCCCCGGCTCCCGAGGCAACGACATCGTTGTGATCGTCACCGCCCTGACAAGCCCCGAGGGCAGTTTCCAGGTCTCCACGGTCGTTGACGGTGTGGTGAAGGATCAGCAGACCGGAAAGACCGTTGCAGACCTGACCGGCAATGACTGGGTGGATTTCAGCGGCACGGGCACTCTGGCCGCAAATGTCGGCACCCAGCTTTCCGGCGGCAAGGACGGCGAGGTGAACTCTGCCGCATACAGCACCTACCTGACGAACATCGAGCCCTACAACTTCGATTCCATGCTGTACGACGGCGAGGATGCCACCGTAAAGACCGCGATGGAGACCTTTATCAAGCGCGTGAACACCGAAGTTGGCCGCTTCTCTCAGCTGGTGGAAGCCAATGCCACCAACCCTGACACCCGCTTTATCGTCAACGTGTGCAGCGGTCTTGTGATGAACGATGGAACCACCCTGACCCCGAAGGAAGCCGTCTGGTGGGTCGGCGGTGCGCTTTCCGGCGCGACCTACGCCAACGACCTGACGAATGCCGCCGTTCCCAACGCAGTAGACATCTCTCCCAAGATGACCCACAATCAGTATGTGGATGCCATCAATGCGGGAAAGTTCGTGTTCAACGCCGATGACGGCACCGTCCGGGTGGAGTATGACATCAACTCTCTGGTCACCTATACCAGCGAGATTGGCGAGGTGTACCGCTACAACCGCACCATGCGGCTGTGCAACACCATTGCCAACGACCTGTACAAGCAGTTCGCCCAGAGCTATGTGGGCATTGTGGACAACACCGAGGACGGTCGCCGCCAGTACAAGAGCGCCATCGTCAAATATCTGGATCAGATCCAGGCATCCGGCGGCATCCAGAACTTTGACGGCGAGACCGATGTCATTGTGGAAGCGGGCGAGGCAAAAGATGCCGTGCTCATCACTCTGGCCATCGAGGCAGTGGGCAGCACCAACAAGATCTATATCACTCTGGATGTGGCGTAAGGAGGAATAAAGATGAGTTATTTAATGGCTCAGGACACCCTGAACGGTGCGGAGGGCAAGATCACCATCACCCGGAACGGCCGCATTCTGGAAGCCGCAGGTATGCGGAACATCAAGACCATCGCGGGCATTCAGACTTCGGACATGAAGACCATCGGCACCCGCAAGGTTCAGAAAAAGGCCAACGGTGTCACCCAGACCGGCACCGGCAACGTCTATTTCGGCTCCAACGGCTCCAACCTGTTCACCGATATGGTGCTGAACTACATCGAGAACGGCGTGCAGGACATGTTTGATATCACCATCACCAACCAGGACCCCACGTCCAGCGTGGGCGCGCAGGTGATGGGCTACTACGGCTGCGTGCTGACCGGCGATATCCCGCTGTCCATTCTGGACGACGAGGAGGCCATGCTGAGCTACGATTTCAATTTCAGCTATACCAGCGTCAAGCGTCTGGAAGCATTCAACGACCCCGCCAACCTGGGCAGCAACTGATTTTAGGAGACTAACTATTAAAAGTCAAGCCCCAAAATGAAAAAATCCGTCTGCCGACCGCTGCCCCTGACAAACAGCATTC